ATCAAAATCCCTAGTGGAAATATAAAACCCTAGACGAAATCCAAACCCATAGACGAAATCTATACCTAGTGGAAATTAAAACCTAGTGGAAATTAAAATTATCCAGGACGTAGTGGAAATTAAAATCGGTAGTGGAAATTAAAACCGTAGTGGAAATTAAAACCAGTCAAACAAAAAAATTACCGCTAGTGGAAATCAGAAAATAAATATTACAATTTGCTTGCATTGAATTACAAAAGATTATAATTTTACTTCAAGTTAAACACAAAAACAAAAACACAAAATGCTTAAAGATCATTATTACTGTTTAGACCAGTCAGGATTAACCTTAGAACTGGAATCGTTTGAAAACGACGGAATCGCCTTAGAACTTTATTTTGGCGGTGGAAAATCAATCACGCTGGACATTTACGATAATTTGACGGAGAAATTCTCTGACCATTTTAGAACTATTTGTTCTGTTTTAGATCCATTTATTGTTGAACAATTAGAAATCGAAATTAAGAAATGCTTTACGAAATGATGTCAGCCACGGAATACGGAATTCTAAAAGGCTTTAGCGAAAAATCAACCAGAGTTCACCAGATTATTAGATCAGGTAACTTTCCTGCCGAATGGGTGCAGGCTCCTAAAAAAATAGGAAATCAGTGGATAGTATTTGTAGACTTAAATTGGATTAAAGATGCTGGTATACGTTAACGAGGAAATCGACAAATTTATCGCCAAGAACTACGGCGAAGTTTCGCGAGAACAGCGAATAGCAATCTCGAATACATTCGAGTTGTATTGGGACAAATACGGATTCAGGTACGCGCAAGTTAAAACGCTCAAAAAACACGAACCTACCCCCCCCCTCCCCTTTTTCTAGGAATTAACTAAAAAATTTTAAACACAAACACAAAATGAAAGAATTAATTGCAATCCAGAGCGAGCTTAAAGCTCCAAAGAACCAGTTCAACGCGTTCGGTAAGTATAAATACCGATCCTGCGAGGATATTTTAGAAGCTGTAAAACCTTTGCTTCTTAAATACGGATGTACGTTAACTATAGACGACGAGGTTAAAGAAGTTGGCGGTTTAGTATTTATCGAAGCAACCGCAAGCATTCAAAAGGACTTGGAAGGTCGCACGGTAAGAGCGCAGGCTGGTATTGATCCAAACCGAAAAGGTATGGACATTGCACAAAGTTATGGAAGTAGCAGCTCATATGCTCGAAAATACGCGCTCAATGGGCTTTTCCTTATCGACGATACGAAAGACCCAGATTCGACTAACGACCATGGTGGTAAAAAAGAGGAATTAAATCCTTCTCACGTTAAATGGCAAGGCGCCAAAGAATCTTTGGCAAATGGAAAAGTTTCCATAGAGCAAATTAAGTCGGTTTATATTTTAACAGCACAAAACGAAAAACTTCTATTATCATGAACTTTAAATGCAGAGCAAGTGCGCTTGGTCAGATTATGACCAACGCGCGAAGTAAAAACGAAACTTTATCGCAAACAGCAAAAAGCTACTTGGAAGATTGGGTAAAAGAGCAGGTTTACGGAGTAAAAAAGCAAATTAAATCCAAATACATCCAAAAAGGTTTGGCCTTGGAAGATCAGTCAATTGAGTTTTACTCAGTAGCAATGGAAAAGGATTTTATGATTAAGAATCTAGAACACTTTGAAGATGATTTCTTCACAGGAACTCCAGATTGTTTCCACGAGGGAATAGTATACGATTTTAAAACCTCGTGGGACTGCTTTACTTTCCCTCTGTTCGACCAAAGTCCTGATACTGGATACTTCTATCAACTTCAGGTTTATATGCATCTGACGGGCTTAAAAAAGGCTAAGTTGGTATACACGCTTCAGGACACTCCAGATTTCTTGACTTTTGATGAGCCAGTAAGCTATTCTCACGTGGAAAATCAATACAGAATCAAGGAATTCGATATTGATTACGATCCACAGGTGATTGAATCCGCAAAGGAAAGAATTTTAGAGTGCAGAGAATATCTAAAAGAACTTTTATCATGAGCGATATAACAATGTGCGAAGGAATAGATTGCCCGATTCGAAGTAAATGCTACAGATTTATGGCTATTCCGAATGATTTCCAGCATTATTTAAAAAAAACTCCGTTTGAATACGATTACTGTGATAAGTTTATTTCATATCAAGAAGAAATAGATTTGGATAACATAAAATTTATAAATAATGGCGGACATAACGATGTGCATGGGGACTAATTGTCCCCAGAAAGAAACTTGCTACAGGTTTACAGCAAAGCCAAATGAATACAGACAATCCTATTTTATAAAAGAACCTATCAAAGACGGAAAGTGCGAAATGTATTGGGGGGATAAAGCTGAATTAGTTTTTAATCAACTAAAAGAAATAGTAAAATGAAAGAGACAGCAGTAGATTACTTATTTCAGAAACTCTGGGATACACCAAAGGATAAACTTACCTGGTACAAAATCCTAGTAGATGCCAAGGTGATTGAAAAGGATGAAATCATAAATGCATATCTTGACGGATACAAATCACATCCTTATTTAGCAGAACAATACTACAAACAAAACTTTATAGACAAATGACATCATTAACACAAGCACAAAAAGACGAAATAGCTAGACAATACAGACTAAAGATTGAAAATAAGAATATTGCTACATTTCTAGGATTATCCAAGCACATTGTAAACAATTACATTTACAAGGAATATCTTAAGACAAATGAGAGATCGAAGTACACAGCAGAACATTATAAAAATGCTGATAAGGTTATTGAAATGTACAAGCTAGATTTTTCCTACAAACAGATTTCTGAAAGAACTGGTTTAAGACATCACCAAATCTGCGAAGTCATAAAGTTAACAACTCATCGCAGAAGACAAGGAATAACAATAAAAAATCTTAGAGAAGTACAGCGTTTATGGGAACAAGGAATGAAGATTGCTAATATTTCTTACAAGCTAGAATTACCTTATGGCCAAGTTCAATATTGGGTTCGAAAGATGAGATCAGAGGTGTACACAAGTTTACACTAAGTGTACACCTAAGTGTAAACCAAAATCGGCCTAAATTCGCTCCAATCGCAATAAGTGAACACTTTGAACACTTTTTGACAAAAATGAAAAAAAATAAATTTTCAGTGGTCAAAAAAAAATACATTACAGAAAAAAGTGTAAACTTGTAAACCTAAGCCAAAAAAGTGGTAAAAATCGGTCAAATTAAAGCGTATAAGCGGTTTTAGGGGTTTACACTCTAGTGTAAACTAAGTGTAAACTAAGTGTACACTTTTAGCCAAAAAACACCCTACCCCCCCCCTTTTTTCCAAAACTTTGTAAAAAACAAAATGAACGTAACACTAGGTAGAGCAATCAACTTACTGAACTCAGGGTTCAGTGTAATGCCCATATCAGAAGGCAAAAAACCGCTTATTTTATGGAAGGAATACCAGACAAAAAAGATAGAAAAAGCCGAGTTAGAACGGCTAGAGTCTAAAACTAAAGGTTATGGTATTATTACAGGATTTTATGGTACTGAATGTATAGACATAGATTTAAAAGTATTCCCTAGTGTACAAGAGGGTAAGAAATTCTGGAATGAGTTTATTGCATTCGTTTCAGATTACATAGACGACTTCGCTAGAAAGTTCGTAATCTATAAGACTGTTAACTCTGGATACCACATTATCTACCGATGCGAAAAGGTAGAGGGAAACAGAAAGCTTGCAACTCTTAAGGGACATTCTCAAGCCTTGATTGAAACTAGGGGAACTGGTGGATATATTTACATCTACGATAATCAGGTAAGCGAATTGTCCTACGAGGAAATACAGGAAATTTCCGTAGAAGAACGCGATTTGTTAATTAATCTATGCAAATATTTTCACTACGAGGAAAAGGTAGACGAAATAAAGCCAAAAGAGGCCGATTACAGCGGACTAACTCCTTGGGAAGATTATAACCATAGGAACAAGGCTTTGGACCTCTTACAGGGCGAATTTATAGCCATTAAGCACCTGTCTGATAGAATAGTGCTGCGCAAGTATGAAAGCAAGGATGCTTTGCACGGATTTATCTACAAGGATACTGGTCTATGCTACCTATTTACTACTGCGACGATCTACCCGCACGAAACACCGCTTAGTCCGTTTGCAATCTACGCTTGGAAGTTCTTTCGAGGTAACTACTCTGAGGCTGCGAAGGAATTGTACAAGGAAGGATACGGCGAGCGCAAGATTAGGAAGGTAGAAATTGAGCGAATCGAAATCCCCAAGGAGGAATTGACATTCCCAATAGAGGTGTTCCCTGAAGAGTTACAGAATTATATTCTGTTAAATCAGAAAACTCTAAACCATTCTATTGACTATATGGGATGCTCCTTACTTTGGTACATTTCTATATGTATTGGTAACAGCTGCAAGGTTCAGGTTAAAACAGGCTGGAAGGAATCTGTAAACATTTGGCTCGGCTTAATTGGTAAGGCTGGACTAGGTAAAACCCCTAGTATAAATGCGGTCATATTCCCATTATCTAAGAAAAATAGTTTTGAGATTAAGCACTATCAGAACGAGTATAAAAAGTACAAAGAATATGAGAAGCTAAGTTCTAAGGATAAAAAGGATGTAGAGGAAATTAAGGAGCCAGTAAGGAAGCAGATTATTGTTAACGATGTTACCGTAGAAGCGTTGGCCGATCTCCACGAGGAAAACGAAGTTGGAATCGCTGTATTTAAGGATGAACTTAACGGCTGGATCAAGGATATGAATAAGTACAAGCCTGGATCTGACCTTGAGTTTTGGCTATCCTGTTGGTCTAATCAAGAAGCAATTATGACTCGAAAGACTGCAAAGAGTAGCTTTATTCAGTCTCCTTTGATTCCCGTGCTGGGTGGTATACAACCTGGTATATTTTCTCAGATATCCACGTTGGAAAATAAGGACAACGGATTCCTAGATAGATTGCTTGTATGCTATCCTGATAAGGAAATTGAGCATTACAACCGCAATGCGATAGATCAGGAAGTATTGGATTGGTACGAGGCTTATATGAGTCAATTCTACAACTTGATTAGAAAAGAAGTCTTGCAGTTTAATAAGTTCGGTGAGATTGAACCTAGAGTGATACGATTTGATGCGGAAGCAGAGAAAGAGTGGGAGAGGATATTCAACAACATCACAGATATGCAGAACTCAGACGATATTTCTGAGTATGTCAAAAGTATGTTGAGTAAGCAGAAGGCTTACATTCCAAGATTTGCTCTTATTATTAATTCAATTACTGCTTACAACAAAAGCGATGGATTTGACTGGGTCAGCAAGGATAGTTTACTAAAAGCTGAAAAATTAAGTAACTACTTCATTGCAATGTCTAAGAAGATTAAGGTAAACTCTATTGAAAGTTCAGAGCTTGGTGAGTTGGTTAGGTCATTAAAAAATGAATCGATTGAAAGAAAAATACAGCAAATTCAAGAAGCTATTCCTGATTTTAATAGATCAGAGCTTGCTGAGATGCTAAATGTTAGTAGAACAACTATTTATAAACACTTGAAGAAATGAATTACATTAATCATAAATCGAACAATGTAATAGCAAAATATTATTACAAAGGTGATAAAGGATATAAGTATGCAGTAGTTGAAATAGAATGTTTATCTCATAATATGCAATTTGTAAAGTTCACAAGGCAAGATGGGATTCAAAATTTAAGAAGACAATGTTTCTGTTGCGGAGAATTATCAATGGATTTAAAAAAATCATTGGTAGAAAATTTTGATGATGTTCAGGAATTTAACAATGATTTAAGATATTTAAAGGATGAATTCTATAAGCAAGTTATTATGGGTTTACATAAAATCAAAAATGATGAAGCTTGGGACAAATACAATGAGTATTTAAATTCAGAGAAATGGGAGCTTAAAAGAAAAAAGGTTTTGGAAAGGGATAATTATCTCTGCCAAGCCTGTCTTACAAATAGAGCCGAACAAATACATCATTTAACATACAATAATATTTATGATGAACCATTGTATGAGTTACTATCAGTTTGCAAAAGATGTCACATGAAAATTGAACAACAAAAACAAACAAAACAATGATTGAAGCACTAGATGAAATCACGGAAATTCCATTTGAAGTATTTTGGAATAAGTTTATGGACATTTGTCCAGGTATCTATGACCGATTTGCAGCAGAGGTATATTGGGTAAAAATGAAAGAAGAAAACAGAATATTGGCTTTTGAGTACCTATGCAAGTTTGGTAGCGACTACAAAGAGCCTTGGAAGCACTTGCATCACTTTGATTTACCTTGGTAAGATACCCTACCCCCCCCTCCTATATGAAGGCAATAGATAGACTTAAAGAACTCAAGCTAAACGCTAGTATCAGAGATCATCCAAGCGTACCTAGATATGCAATAGCGCTACCTAAGTACGAGGATAAGACTGCAAATGGACTTACAAAATGCGTTATTGACTACCTACAGCTCTCTGATCACCAAGCGGAACGAATCAACACTATGGGTAGGCCAATAGATAACCGCAAGCAAGTCACAGATGTACTAGGCAGAACCAAGACAATCGGGTCTATGACCTGGGGCAAGTCTACGGCTACTAAAGGGTCCGCAGACATATCAGCAACGATCAGCGGAAGGTCGGTAAAGATAGAAGTAAAGATAGGCAAGGACAGGCAGTCTGAAGATCAGAAAGTATATCAGGCAAACATAGAAAAGTCAGGAGGTCAATATTGGATAGTAAAAAATTTCGATGACTTCATTAAAAAATATGACGAATTCCTAGATAGTTTAAAATCAAACAATTAATATTACTTCACAAACCAAAAAACAAAAGAAATGGCAAATTTATCAGAGATTTTTCTCAAGCAGGAAACCCTGGAAACTTTACTAAACACAGTAAAAGCAAAAGGTTTAAAAGGTGTATCAATCACCATTAGTCAGAATGACACCGCAAACGAGTGGGGCCAGAATGTAAACTCTTATGTATCTCAGTCTAAAGAAGACAGAGAAGCAAAGAAACCAAAGTTCTACACAGGATCAGGGAAGGTATTCTGGTCAGACAACAAGCCAGCAGTAGTAGCTGAGAAGAAAGAAGCAGGTCATGTAAGTAAAAAAGAATATGCCGAGACGGAAAGTGGCCTCCCGTTCTGATTACACGCTTAAACGTAGATTTATCAATAAATTCAATGAGTACACCCCGTGGCAGGATATTGGTCACGGGGAGTGGCTCTCACTAGAGGACGTGCAGGATAAAATTAAAATCCTAGTGCAAAATTATAGAAGCAAGCAGGTTGAAGTATGGTTTGAAAAAGATGGTAAACTACTAGATTACAACGGAAATGTAACTAATGAACCGATTAAATTCATACCAAAATGAAACCAATACTTTGGAAAATTCTAAAATTTGTAAACGTAATCGTAGGTTTCTGCCTATCACTTTGGTTAGTTAGCGAAGGATTTGGGATATTTGCACTCATTTTAGCAATTTATGTAACTTACTTAAACTCAGTTATTGATGAAATACTCAAAGGAACAGATTAAAAGAGCAATACGTTCGAACGTATTCTGTGAGCGCAACGGAATAAAAGCAGATATGGATATGGAAGACCATCCTGATGCAGGAGAAATCTTATATAACTACTTCTGTGGTGAACCAGAACCAAGACTTAGTGAACTGCTACAGAATCCTAGATATATACTAAAACTAGAACTAATACAAAGACACCTAACACACAATTACAAATGATTAGATATAAGTATGAAGAATTAGAATTCTATGTTGATGAAGAAACTGGAAAACTAATTGTTGACTACGGTGAAAACATAACCGTTATTGAAAATAATACAGCCATAGAGCTACTTGAAATTCTAAGACAAAAACTCTATTTACACAGAGAACAGAAAGAAAGTGTTATTAAAAGATTCTTTAAGTAATGAAATTCCACGAGCAAGTTTACCAAGTATTGGGTGAAATTAAAGAAATGCTAATTGCAAAAAATCAAAAGTACGGCAATTCAGCTCTGGAGCCACTTGGCGTATTTAGTAAGTTGTCCGCTGAGGAAGGATTACTGGTCCGCATAGACGATAAGCTAAAACGGATTAAAAACGGCTCATTGGAAAAAGACGACGAAGACGTTATTAATGACCTGATTGGCTACCTTGTTTTATTAAAGATTCATTCAAACCGTGAGCAAAGTTTTGATGAACTAGACGGCTCTCACAACTGGCGAGATATTAAGCAAAAGCAAGATTTGATTAAAATGATGCAAGCAGATTTGAGAGATAATTTGTATTAATTACGGCGAAATCGCCAAAATAAAAATATCTTTAACCTTATGAATTTAAAATAATGAACATAATACAGACTAATTTTCCAGCTACTCAGTATATAGCAGAGGAAACACAAAAGAAACAGATTTACTTGCACCATACGGCTGGCAGTCCAAATGGCGTTGGAACCTTTGGTTGGTGGGCCTCAAATACCGAAAGAGTTGCGACCTGTGTTTCTATCTCTGGAATTGGCAAAGGCTGCGTTGACGGCCAGATTGTTCAGGGTTTTAGCTCCAAGTTTTGGGCCTATCATTTAGGATTGCAAACAAGTACCTTTAGCACTCGCAAAATTCCATTTCAGCAATTGGACAAAATTAGTATTGGTATTGAAATATGCAACTGGGGAAATCTTCGCGAATCAAATGGTAAATTTTACAATTACGTTGGCAAAGAAATGGACAAAGGCATTATCAAACTAGATAAGCCATTTAAAGGATTTCAATACTTTCACGATTATACAGACGCACAAATTGAATCTGTAAGGCAATTGCTAGTCCTATGGAATAAAAGGTATAACATCCCTTTGGATTACTGCGAAGACATTTGGGACATTACACCCAGAGCCTTAAAAGGTGAGGCTGGCGTTTATACCCACAACTCCGTTAGAAAGGATAAAATCGATATTTATCCACACCCTAAAATGATTCAGATGCTAAAGAGTTTGTCTTGACAAATCCTGTAAAAAAATCGTGACAATTACGGAAGTAATCCGAATTACAAGTGTAAATTTTGCAGTTTTTTACCTTTGAGTTTACAAATCGAAAACCTTTGTTAACCTTTAGAATAACTTTTTAGAAACGCTGATTTGGTGAACGCTTTGCAATGGCTGGAACTGGTAACTAAATAAATACTTGTTGTCCAAGTAGCTTACGTTGGCACTTGGTTGCAAAAGTGAGTTAACCCCAGCGCCTAAGTATATACCTTTAGGCTTGACTAAAATTGTCTCTGTATTTGTCTCGGTAATTGTATTGGTTACGACTGGCAATTTATAATCGTTCGTAGCGGTCATTTTAAGCACCTCTCCGAGGACTTCTCCGTTTACCTTAGTACTTCCATATTCAAAAGGAAAAGACGTCTCAAAACGGCTAATTTTAGGCTTAAAATCGATTAGTACCGTATCCCTCAAAACTTGCGTTTTTATCTTTGTTTTTGGGACGTAAATCGTGTCTTTCAAAGTAACGTAAAGAGTATCCGTTTTGACCTCCACTTTTTTTTTGTAAACCGTCTCTATCTCTGGCCTTGGGAAAACCACAAAGGCCAAAACAACGCCTATTAAAAAGCTTATTATTGCAATCCTAATCCGTTCGTCGTCTAGTAACTCTTTCATTGGTCTATAAATAAATTGTCTTGCTCTAGTATTTTTCTCAATTCATTACGGCAATATTCAAAAGCCTTGTAAGTATCTTTAGTCAATTCTTTGTACTTCATTTCCGAACGCAACAACTGGTCAAAGTCCCAAATTGCACTTTTATAGTTTTGTCCATTAAAAGCCGTTAAAAATTGCTCGTTTTGTTCTGGTAACTCAAACTCTAGTATTGCTTTCATAACGGAAATTTACAAGAATCGATTAACAACTCATAACTCTGTTTTCCCTCTTCGCGTTCCCTAGTAACGTTTAACGTTAGTATTCGACCGCCAACCGGTTTAACTGGCGCTCCGCGTTCAACGTGCCAGCCAAAGGCTCCGTCTTGATACTCTTCTTTATAACTGCCAGTTATTGCAAGATGGATTTGTTTGTGAACGTATTCGTAAATTCTTTTTCCGGGATTGTATTCCATCGTCTCGCGCACGTCATTACGGCTTGCGTTTTCGTGAATATGGCCCATAATAAAGACGTCCATATTTTCGTACATCTCTAGCGCTCTGGTCAAGTTGATGGCTCCTTT